CCACAGCGATCAGGGCAGTCATTATACGAGCAGGCAGTTCCGGCAGTTATTGTGGCGATACCAGATCAGACAGAGTATGAGCCGGCGCGGAAACTGCTGGGATAACAGCCCAATGGAACGCTTCTTCAGGAGTCTGAAGAACGAATGGATGCCGGTGGTGGGTTACGTAAGCTTCAGCGAGGCAGCTCACGCCATAACGGACTATATCGTTGGATATTACAGCGCACTAAGACCGCACGAATATAACGGTGGGTTACCCCCAAACGAATCGGAAAATCGATACTGGAAAAACTCTAACTCGGTGGCCAGTTTTTGTTGACCACTTCATACCCAGTTGTAATAACCGCTCCTGGATACACCAAATACCTGACACATCGCTTCAATGGGAAATTGTTGTCGCCATTGTTCGATTAACGCGTATTTTTCAGCGACTCCTGTGCAAAATACGCTGTTGCTTTTTTTAATATATCTCGCTCAAGGCGAGCTTCATTTAACGCCTTACGCAGTTGCAGAATTTCAGATTCCAGTTCAGCCACCGTGCGGGAACCAGGAGTACCGAGCCCTTTTCTGGCGGCGGTAACCCATTGTCCTAAAGTGCCTTCAGGAAGAGATAATCGGGAAGCGCCTTCACTGATCGAAAGTTGATTTTCAGGAACCGTTCTGACAGCTTCGGCTTTGAACTCTTTAGAGTAACGTTGGGTTTTTCTGCTCATTATTAGCTCCTTCTGATGCCATTCTATTTTAGGAAGGAGTGTCCGTTAAACTCAGGCTACCTCAGTGCTTTCCTTACTGTATATATCGTTTCGCCCGCTTTTGCGTTTTTTTCTTTTCAAATCCCTTTCATTTCTCAGTGTAAAACTACGCCATCCGTTATTTGCGGAGGTGAGGCTATGAAATCCATGGACAAAATTTCAACGGGCATTGCCTACGGCACCTCCGCCGGCAGTGCCGGCTACTGGTTTTTGCAGTGGTTGGATCAGGTCAGTCCATCACAGTGGGCTGCGATTGGTGTGCTGGGAAGTCTGCTTCTGGGGCTTCTGACTTATCTGACGAATCTGTATTTCAAAATAAGAGAAGATAAGCGTAAGGCTGCGAGAGGTGAATAATGTCGCCATCATTACGCAAGGCTGTTGCAGTTGCTATTGGTGGCGGGGCTGTTGCTATAGCATCTGTGTTAATCACTGGCCCAGGTGGTAACGATGGTCTGGAAGGTGTCAGCTACATACCATACAAAGATATCATTGGTGTATGGACTGTATGTCACGGACACACCGGAAAAGACATCATGCCTGGTAAAACGTATACCGAAGCAGAATGCAAAGCTCTCCTGAATAAAGACCTTGCCACTGTCGCCAGACAAATTAACCCGTACATCAAAGTCGATATACCGGAAACAACGCGCGGCGCTCTTTACTCGTTCGTTTACAACGTGGGCGCTGGCAATTTCAGAACATCGACGCTTCTTCGCAAAATAAACCAGGGCTATATCAAAGGCGCATGTGACCAGCTACGTCGCTGGACATATGCTGGCGGTAAGCAATGGAAAGGGCTGATGACCCGTCGTGAGATTGAGCGTGAAGTCTGTTTGTGGGGGCAGCAATGAGCAGAGTCACCGCGATTATCTCCGCTCTGGTTATCTGCATCATCGTCCGCCTGTCATGGGCTGTTAATCATTACCGTGATAACGCCATTACCTACAAAGAGCAGCGCGACAAAAACGCAAGAGAACTGAAGCTGGCGAACGCAACCATTACTGACATGCAGCAGCGCCAGCGTGATGCTGATGCACTCGATGCTAAATACACGAAGGAGTTAGCTGATGCGAAAGCTGAAAATGATGCTCTTCGGCGCAAGCTTGATAATGGTGGTCGGGTGCTCGTCAAAGGAAAATGCCCTGTGCCATCCTCAGCCGAAACCTCCAGCGCCTCCGGCATGGGCAATGATGCCACCGTCGAACTCTCTCCAGTTGCTGGACGAAACGTTCTCGGTATCCGGGACGGAATTATCCGCGACCAAACAGCACTGAGAACGCTTCAGGAATACATCAGGACGCAATGCCTTCGATGATAGCGATAATTTTACTCATCATCCTTCACATCTGGCTCTGTAGACAGGGTGGTGCTCACTTCTGGAGTGAATCCAGATTAAACATCTCATTGCTGATGCTTGATATTGAGCATTTTGCGCGCGGTAAGGGGCTGCGTTGAGATAAGAGCCAGTCATTACAAATACCAGGATTTAGCCTCGCATTCGCGGGGCTTTTTATTGCCATTACAAAAGCCACTTCCTACAGAGTGGCTTTGATAATGGCTTATACCCTACACGGGATAACTTAACTGATATCCCTTTTAACGGATAAAGGTATTCAAGCCTGACACATCATGCGCTGTATCGTCGCCGTATTCCCGTATTAACCATGACCGTAGCCCGACGGGGAACTCCTTCTGCGCGAGTGTGCGGGAATAATCAAAAACGATGCACACCGGGTTTTTACCGCGTTTATGGTTCGCGGGTTTGTCCCTCATGCTCGCCAGTCCTGTGCGGGGGTGGAAGAAACAGGACACTTACACTGATTCTTGTGGGTACGATGCTATTCCTTTCTGGATTATCCCGATGTCATTCATGCAGGGCGCTGTATCAGACGTTCGTCATGGCTGTCAGGCTGACGGGTCCTCCCGGTGGGGTGGCCTGCCACGGGGCGGGAGCGGCGCGGAAAAAGGCTAGTTTTTGAAATTTCATTCGTCATCACCACTACTGTAATGGATTGATATTACAGTGGTTTTATTTTTATGGTGTCGATTTTGATTGTTTTTTGTTCATCACTAACACCGTTTGCCTAAAGTTGTTCGCAAGATGCATGTTTAAAACATTCTGGAGCGGGTATGGATCGAGAGTTAAAAAATCTGACGCTGAATATCAGTCAACTGGCGGCACTGTCAGGTGTACATCGCCAGACTGCTGCGGCAAGGCTGCAAAATCTACCCGTTGCAGGGGGGCATGAAAGCAACCTCAAGCTTTATCGGGTGGTTGATATTGTGTCGGCATTTCTGGCATTACCACCGCCGGTTGCAGAAGGCGAAATGGACGCGCATGAGCGCAAAGCCTGGTATCAGTCTGAACGTGAGCGTCTTAAGTTCGAACAGGAAACGGCACAACTCATTCCGGCCAGTGATGTCAGACGGGAGTTTGCCATCTGGGCAAAAGCGGTCGTGCAGGTGCTGGAGACATTACCGGATATTCTTGAACGTGACTGCGGTCTGCAGCCTGCCGCTGTGAGCCGTGTTCAGTCCATTATTGATGATCTGCGCGATCAGATAGCCCTGCGGGTGACTGAAGCAGGTGCGGATGATGAGGAGGAATTACAGCAGGAGGAGTAATGCTGAATCAGGAAACCGCAAAGGCAGCACGAACCGATTCAGGTTATATCCTTCGCGCACCGAGACGAATGCGGGTTGCTGATGCCGTTGCTCAGTATATGCGGGTGCCCATGGGGGCAGGGAACTCAGTCCCGTGGGATCCGCTGGTGGCACCGTATGTTATTGAGCCGATGAACTGCCTGGCCTCGCGTGAATACGACGCAGTGATATTTGTTGGCCCGGCACGAACCGGCAAGACTATCGGCCTGATTGACGGCTGGGTGATTTACAACGTGATTTGCGATCCTGCTGATATGCTGATTATTCAGATGACGGAGGAAAAAGCCCGCGAACACTCCAAAAAACGACTCGCCAGAATGAGGTAGCCTGAGTTTAACGGACACTCCTTCCTGAAATAGAATGGCATCAGAAGGAGCTAATAATGAGCAGAAAAACCCAACGTTACTCTAAAGAGTTCAAAGCCGAAGCTGTCAGAACGGTTCCTGAAAATCAACTTTCGATCAGTGAAGGCGCTTCCCGATTATCTCTTCCTGAAGGCACTTTAGGACAATGGGTTACCGCCGCCAGAAAAGGGCTCGGTACTCCTGGTTCCCGCACGGTGGCTGAACTGGAATCTGAAATTCTGCAACTGCGTAAGGCGTTAAATGAAGCTCGCCTTGAGCGAGATATATTAAAAAAAGCAACAGCGTATTTTGCACAGGAGTCGCTGAAAAATACGCGTTAATCGAACAATGGCGACAACAATTTCCCATTGAAGCGATGTGTCAGGTATTTGGTGTATCCAGGAGCGGTTATTACAACTGGGTACAGCATGAACCCTCAGACAGAAAACAAAGTGATGAGCGGCTAAAACTGGAGATTAAGGTGGCACGTATCCGCACTCGCGAAACATATGGAACCCGGCGGCTCCAGACGGAGCTGGCAGAGAATGGCATCATCGTTGGTCGTGACCGACTGGCACGTCTTCGTAAGGAGCTAAGGCTACGCTGTAAGCAGAAACGCAAGTTCAGAGCGACTACGAACTCGAACCACAATCTGCCAGTTGCGCCAAATCTGCTGAACCAGACGTTCGCTCCTACAGCACCAAATCAGGTCTGGGTGGCGGACCTGACGTATGTTGCCACACAGGAGGGATGGTTGTACCTCGCTGGCATCAAAGATGTTTATACGTGCGAAATTAGTCGGCTACGCCATGGGAGAGCGCATGACAAAAGAGCTGACAGGTAAAGCCCTGTTTATGGCGCTCAGGAGCCAGCGCCCACCTGCCGGGCTAATCCACCACTCTGATCGAGGTTCACAGTACTGCGCATACGATTACCGGGTCATACAGGAGCAGTCTGGTCTGAAAACATCAATGTCGCGTAAAGGTAACTGTTACGACAACGCTCCGATGGAAAGCTTCTGGGGAACGCTGAAAAATGAGAGCCTGAGCCACTATCGTTTTAATAACCGGGATGAAGCCATCTCAGTAATACGGGAATACATTGAGATTTTCTACAATCGTCAGCGTCGTCACTCTCGTCTGGGGAATATCTCCCCGGCAGCCTTCAGGGAAAAATATCATCAGATGGCTGCTTAAAAAAAGAACAAATGGTAGTGTCCGCTATTGCCAGTACACCTCAGCCGTCTGGCGATACCCGGCGCATTCGGCTTTGGGTGTGCTTTTCTGCCTGAAGATGTTATCCGTTTTGACACTAAGAGTGATTTCCTGGCCTGGGTAAGGAATGCGCTGCCAGGTGAATATTCCGTTGCTGGCCCCTACGACATCATCATACCCGACACACGGTTTGAAGGGGGGCTCAGCATCCGGTGGACTGATGCACGCCCTGAGACAACAGAACCGAGGTACAGAGCCAAATCCCTTACTTTTTACGGCATTAACGGCCCCATTTATCACACCCGCTACTGCTACTGGCCCATATCCAGACTGACTGGCTGGGTGAAAATAAATATAACCACAGAAGGGTGATGCTGCCAACTTACTGATTTAGTGTATGATGGTGTTTTTGAGGTGCTCCAGTGGCTTCTGTTTCTATCAGCTGTCCCTCCTGTTCAGCTACTGACGGGGTGGTGCGTAACGGCAAAAGCACTGCCGGACATCAGCGCTATCTCTGCTCTCACTGCCGTAAAACATGGCAACTGCAGTTCACTTACACCGCTTCTCAACCCGGTACGCACCAGAAAATCATTGATATGGCCATGAATGGCGTTGGATGCCGGGCAACTGCACGCATTATGGGCGTTGGCCTCAA